GTTGATCGTGTTGCCGGGGCTCCCGGACGGCGCCCCCGGATACGGGAGGCTCTCGCCGGCGCCCCGGTTGTTCTCGATAAAGAACGCCGACTCGACCGGTTGCGTCTGCCCGTCCGCCGAGCGGTGGTCCCACGAGTCTCCCGGCTTGCCCCGCACGCGAGGGTCTCGTTCGGTCAGCCATGCTCGGCGCTTGATCCCGGCCTTGCGGAACGATTCGAGCTGCCCGCGCTCGAAGCCGGCATTTGCGGAGGTCCGCACGATCCGGTCGAGGCGGTAGCCGCTCGCGTGCTCCTCCCCGAGGTCGCGGGTGGCATCGACGATCTCCTCGAAGTCGTCCCCGGCCGATAGGCGCTCCTGCACGCGGCGGGCCATCTCGTCCGCCCACGTTCGCTGCACGTTCTTCGTCTGCCGGAGAATATCTTCGAGAGAGGTGCGGACGGAGGGCTGACCCGAGGAGAAGTCGATACCGGAGACGCCGATGCGGCCGGCGCCCGCCTCGAAGCCTTCTTCGAGGATGCGGGCGAGATCGTCCTTCGCGCCGCTTAGGTCCGTTCCGTCCGGGGCCTCTCCGCCCTCGATAGCGAGATCCGCCCACTCGTTCCACGAGATTAGTTGCTCGACGACGAGCTTCCGGACGGCCGGGGCCGGGTCCTCCTTCCGCGCCCGCTTGACCCGGATCGCCTCTTGGGCCCGCCGGATCATCGTCGTGGCCGTGCCCCGTCGCTGCTTCTCCCGGAGCCGGCGGAGAAGGTGCTCCGTCTGCGCCTCGTAGACGCTCGCCAGAGATCGGCGGAGCGGCTCCTCACTCCGGCTCTTGACGCGCTCGACGAGGAGCCAGTCCGTCCGGAGAAGCTCCTCCGGCAGGTCGTGGCCGGGGACAAGTCCGGGCCGGCGGTCCGCCTTCATGCCGGCTCCGCTTTGCCCCGGCAGCTTCCCCGCCCGCCAGAGCGTCCCGATGTAGCCGAGGGCCCGCTTATCGGCCGTCTCTGCGCCTCGCGCCCGCACCGGGGGGAGGCTCCCGCCGGGGAGGTCGGTCAGGCTCTCGCGGCCGGCCGTGCAGTCGTGCGGCATAGGAGGGTCGGTCCACTAGTTGCGGTGTCGGATGCAGAAGCCGGCGCCCTTCGCGAACGCGATCCTGCGGGCGCGGAGGAGGTAGCGGCGTTTCGCGACGAAGCAGGCGTCCCGGACCGCCTCGGTGTATCGGGCTTCCGCGTGCCCGTCGCCGGCGGCCCACTTAAAGCCGTGCTGCCACGCCGTTTGGAGGTCAGGGCGGCCGTCGATCATAGCTCGTACCCGTCGAAGTAACGGGTGTCAATCGGGAAGACGCTCGTAAGGCCGTCGTCGCTCATGCCGTGCGCGGTCGCGACCTCCCGGTGCGGCGTCGGGACGCCTGCTGCGCCGATTTTCTCGACGAAGGAGGCCGGCGGCTTCGGAGAGCCGCTAAATAAAATCGGCGGTCCCTCCCACGGGACCCGGCCGCCGACGTGGTAGTGCCCCGCGTAGATCACGTCGGGGTCGTGGTCCCACGCCGTCGCGAGCCACTCTTTCTTCCGGGCGCTCGTCTCGGCCTGCGGCCGGCGGTGCTGCCCGTGCCGGAGGTGGCCCTTAACCCGCCCGCCGCGCATCTGAAAGTTGCGGTAGGGCTGTACCTGCCCGATCCGCCAGTTTACGTTGTCGAGCATCCCGGCGTGCTCCCGGAGCTGCGCGACGACGATCCGGAGCAGCTTGAACAGGATCAAATCGGCGTTCGCTTGTCGGCTCGTCCCGGAGGCGCGGTTCTCCCCGTGGTTCCCGGACTTCGCGACGACCTGCACCGTGTCGAAGAGGGGCGACCGGGCGAAGGCTTTCACCTGCCGCACGAGCGGCGTAGCGAGCGTCTCAACCTGCGCGTCGAGCCATGCGTCGAGGTCCTCGAACTGTCCGGAATAGATTGCCTCGCCAGTAACGAAGTCCCCGCCCCAAAGCAGGTGGGCGGTGTCGTAGTCGCTCCCGTGCTTCCGGGCGAGGCGAAGGGACTGGTCGGTGATGTAGTCGATCACGTCCGGGATCATCGCCGTCTCGTAAACCACGCGCCCGTCGTCCGTGCGCACTTTGTCGCCGGCGTGCAGGTCGGTCTGGTGCGTGACCCAATCCTCCCCGCCGTCCGACCACGCGAGATCCGCATTGGGCGTCTCTAGGCCCCGGAAGCGCCTGACAAGTTCGTTGTGGCGGGACTCCCACCACCGGTTCGCCTTGCGGGTGCGGGTGCCTTTGTGCTCGCTCGACCGGAGGACGTGATCGCCCTCGATAGCGACCATCTCCGCCGTGTCGTCAACGTAGACCTTCCAGCCCTGCCGCTTGAGGTCCTCTAGGTGCTGAAGGGCGACGGAGCGGCGCGTCCCGAGGTCGTCGACAAGGCCCTCAATGGTCGCGCCCTTCTGGAGCTTCGTAGCGATGTACCGCTCTCGGTCGGTCAGGTCGCCGGGGTCCGGCTCCCCGCCCCGCTCGACGCCGGCAAGCAGGTTCTCGACGGCCGCGAGCGGGTCCTCTTCGCCTGTCTCCGCGTCGGACGGGCCGGCGTAGGGCGCCCCCTCGCCTTCGGGCTCGCGCCCGAGGAACGACCGGAGGGCCGCCGCTCGGGCCTCATCCTCGTTTTGCTCCAGGTAGTCGCCCCGCTCCCGGAGGTCCCGGCGGCGCCAGTTGCGGTGCGTGTTTCGGGCCATGCCGAGCACCTCCTCCGCGACGTAGGTATGCGTATGCGTCTCGCCATCGGAGGCGCGGCAGGCGTCGGCCGCCTCGTGAATTAGCTTGTGTACTTCGTAGGTCATGCGTAGCTGCGGTCGTGTGGGCTACAACGAAAGTGCCGGCTCGCCGCCGGCGCCGTCCCCGGCCAGAACCGACGCGATACGGTCCTCGAACTGCTCGTCGGAGAGGCCCCGGAGGGCCTGCACGGCCTGCTGCGTCTCCTCGTCGAGGGAGGGCGCCGCAAGGGAGTCGAGGGTAATGACCTGCCCGGAGACGGTCTGCGCCCCGGAGACGCCGCCCTCCGGTTCGAGTCCATGCTCCGGCCGCACCTCGTCGCGGCTCGCGATACCGGCCTGCACGAGGGTCGCGTCCCGGTCGGCCTTCGCCTGCGTCTGTACGTCGAGCGCGTCGATCTGCCGCCGGTCGTAGTAGAGGTATGCGTCTTCGAAGCGGTCGTCTGCGGCGGCGTACATCGGCATGACGCCCTGGTTTAGCTCCGCGAGGAAGCGGTCGAGCATCGGCAAAATGCGCTGCGTGTGGGCGATGTACTGCGCCCATTCGAGGTTGCTAAACGTCGCGCCCTCCATAGAGCCTAGAACGATAGGCGGAATCCCGAGGCCGATAGCGACCTTCTCCTGCATCCGTTGGTCCATGTCCGAGATCGAGGCGTCTTCGGGGCTGATTGCCGCCTCGATGATCTCGAACAGGCCGGACGTGACGTAGGGCTTCGAGTCCTCGGAGACTTCCCGCCACTGTTCGTCGATTGACTCCTGCGCCCGTTCCTGCTGGTCCGGCGAAATCTGCTCGCCGGCATCGAGGCCCTTCGGCATCATGTAGACGGGCGGCCGGCCGCCGGACTTCGCAATCGAGTAGTTCCATTGGCTCGACGCCTGCTGCGTCTGGATCTCGCGGATCGCGGCGTAGAGGACCGGGAGCCCGCGCTCCCCGGCGTGCGTGCCGTAGGAGTCGAGCGGGTTGTAGTTGAAGGCGTGAACGACCTCCTCGGCCGCAAACTCCCGGTTCTCCCCGCTCGGGAGGTCGAGGTCGTAGCCTTCGACCATGCCCGTCCGGTCGTCCGTCTCAAAGCCGTTGAAGTCCCGCTCCCGGAAGAGGTGCAGCCGCGCCGGCACGCCGGCGCTTGGTCCCTGCTCCCGGACGTAGGGCCAAAGCCACCACTCGCCGGCGAGCATCCATTGCCACACCATTCCCTCTAGGAACCACCTGAAGTTGTACTGCGGGTGCGGGTCGCGTTGAAGCGCCGCCCACGGGTGATCGCCGGTAATGTCGACCCGATCCCCGTCCTCGTCGATGCCGACGCGGAGGTTCTCCGCAATCGAGGCCATGTTCGTCGAGATGTAGTCGATAGCCCGCCGCGCAATCGGGTTGCGGACCGCGAGCTTTGCCATCGACCGGTAGCCCTCGTGGGCGAAGTTCGCCCGGAAGGTGTCGAAGTAGCCGCCGCTCGACGTCGAGGAGAAGCTGACGCTTTTGTACGTCGCCTTCGCGGCTCGCCATCCCTGGCGGAGCGAGTGCCCGAGTGCCTTTAGCATAGCAGATGCGTGTTGATTCGGTTAAAGTCGAATCTCGCCTTCGCCCATACTGTCCCATTCAATGCCCTTCGTCGCGGCGTTGCGCGGGGCAAACGTCAAGGCGAGGCTGTCGAGCTTGTCCGGGCTCCGCCCGAGGGCCGTTCGGATCGCGTCCTTGCCCATGACCCGGATGCCCTTCTTGTCGTCCCGCTCGTAGGACAGGGCCGTAAGCTCCTCCGCAAGGTCCTCGTCCGGCGGGAGCATCGCGTCTCCCCCGAGAAGCCACTCCCGCACGCACCAGTAGAGGTAATCGCGCATCCGGTAGCAATTCGCGTCGACGCGGCCGGCGCCGGACTCCGGGGCGCTCGCGCCGAACATCACGCTCGTCGCATCGCAGTTCAGTTGCCGGGGCACGCCGTCCCCAACGCCCGTACCGTCGACGAAGGCGTGGCCGGGGTCGAGGCGCGGGAGGAGTTCGTTCACCTTCGCGGCGCCGGCCGCCGAGTCGACGCCGCTCCACGTCTGCTCCGGGCCGAACCGGCGCACGAAGTCCCCGATCCGGTGGGTCACGGCGTTCGTGTCCTGTCCCTCCGAGGCCACGTCGTAGCCGAGAACGCCGCCGGTCGGCGCCTCCCCGTGCTCGCCGGTGTACCGGCGCCATCGCTGTTGCGCCCGCGTGACGACCTCCTCGCTGATAAGCTGGTCGGACCCGGCCGGCGGGTAGACCCCGAGGACCATGTGGCAGAGCCGATTATCCGTGACGACCCGCTTCCCGGCCGGCAGGGGCGCCGTCTCCGTCCCGTCGTCCCGCTCGGCTACGCAGCCGACGAGATACTCCGGCACGTCGAACGTCGTCTTTCCGGTTGTGTCCTCCCCCTCGGCAACCGGCCGGCTCCACTCGGCAATTCGGCGCACAACCGTCTCGCGGGTGACGGCGCCGGGGACGACCTGCTCCCCTTGGACGACGTTCTCGTGACCTAAGGCAGAGAGGCGAACGATATTGCCCGCCCCGTTCCGCACGCGCTGGTAGATCGGCCCGCGCTTCTCCCGTGGGTTCAGGAGGCAAAGCAGGCGGGCCTCCTCGCCGCCGGACATACAGGACTCGATCCCGTTGTAAACGGGCCGGGGAATCGCGTCCGCCTCGTCCAAGACAAAGAGCATCGCGTCGGCGTGCTTCCCGCTAAACCGGGCCTCCTGCTCCTTCTCGGTCCCCGTCTTTGGGATCGTAACGCCGGTGACGTACTCCTTCGCGGCGCCTTCAACGTGCATCCGTTTCCGGTCGGCGCCGGCAAAGAGATCCGGGGCCTCATCCTCGACGGCCGTGTTGATCTCCGCCCACAGCCCATCTTCGAGGTTCTTCCGGGGCGGGGCGGCGGCCGTGTAGACCTCGACGTGCTCTACGTCGCGCCGAGCGGCGTACACCTTCCAGAACGCTAACGCGAGGCGGGCGGCGCCGTGCGTCTTGCCCGTGCTATTTGCAGACAGCACAATCGTTACGCGGTGCTCCGCAACGGACTTAAGCATCTTCCGGATGCCGGCCGAGAGGCGTACGCCGAACGCCTCTTCGACCCACCCGATGAAGTCGCGGTCGCGGGCATACGCCTGAAGGGCCGACCGCCGGCGCTTCCGGCGCTCCTGCTCGGCTTCAAGTTGCAACCTGTTCATAACACCTCCTCCGGCGGCGCCCCTTCCGCGAGCCGCTCGATTTGATCGTCCGTTAGCGAGGTCAGGTCCACGTCTCGCGACAAGTCAACCGAGCCGCTGTGCTCCTTGCGCTCCACGTTCGTAAACTTCCCGCCCGATTCTTTGGCCGCTTGCTTCAGCATCCGAGCCGCCTTCTCTATCTCCTCCTGTTCCTTCGCCCGCTCGTAGAGGTCCGTAAGCTCCCGCAGGCGTACTGCCTGGTGGGACAACGGGATGGTGTCCAAGTCCGAAAGGAACGCCTCTCGCGTCTCCTGAAACAGCTCTTCCCACTTCTCGGCTGTTTCGTCGGAGCGCGTCGGGTCATAGTGGTGAACCTGATTCCGGGTCACATCCTTCTCAAACTCCTCAGAAGCCCATTCCGCGACCTCCGGGGGCGACTCAAAGCACGCGAGCCGCCGGACGATCTCTCGCCGTTCTGAGTCTCTGAGAGAAGCCATGTTGTCAGGATGCGTAAAGAAAGCGTCAGCAGATCACGCCCCCATCGTCCAGCAGAAGCCGTCTATACAAGGTACAGCGCCACGCCCGCAGCCGCCGCCCCGAGGACGTGCCACAGGCTATGCAGCCACGAGTCCGTCCCTGTCGTCAACTGAAGCGTGCCAGCACCTACGAAAAGCGCCCCCGGCACCACCGCCCACCATCCCGCCTTCACCGCGACGATGGCAAGCGCAACCGCCGACCACGCGGGGACGTGGATTTGGCTATCTGTCTCGACGAGCCAGTAGAACGGGTACGCTAGGGCAGCCAGCACAGGGCCGACCCAGGGCATCACAAGGCACCCCGTCACGGACGCGAGGTAGCCCATCATGCTGACCGTATCCAGCTTGCGGGTGTAGTCGCTGTAGACGG